CTACGGTGACGCGTCTTTAATGAGTTATGACTTGACACAAACCACGCCAATTAGTACCGGTAAGATTTCAACCGCTTCTAACCCACAAGGTCTGTATGTTAATGGCAAATATGCTTATGTGGTTACTGCCAATACTTCCAGTAGTATATTTCAAATATTTGATATATCTAACCCATTAAGCATTGTACTGTTGAGTACTTCTACTATTGGGGCCGGGCAAAATGCATTTGATGTAATAGTACAAGGCAATTATGCATTTATTCTAACCAACAATAGCACATCTAACGGATATATTGTTGCATATGATATAAGCAATCCATATGCACCAGTAAAAGTTTTTGCAACTCAAACAGCTACTAATGGAAATAGTAATGGTCTTTCAATGCAAGGTAAATATTTGTATTGGTCAATGGGATATCAGGGCACTGCTAGAGTATACAGAATGGATGTATCTGATCCAAGAAAAATACCTGCCGCTGAACAAATCTTTAATTCTGGAGGAGCTGTTTTAGGAGCCGTGGTTAGAGGAAAATACCTCTACATGAATTTCAACAATACATTCGGAATATATAATGGTTCTGCTCTCAATAATGTTAGTGTACCAACAGGTGGTATAGGTACACAAACTCTCAGTAACATTATCTTGCAAGGAAATTATGCTTATTTCTCTAATCTGGTTGGATTGCACAAAATAGATGTATCTAATCCATCTTCTCCTAGGTTAGTTGCAACCATAGCTAGCTATAGCGGCACTTCTACCTGGCCATGTAATTTCGATATACAAGGTAGATATGCCTATTTAGCTGATAGAGCTAATAATAGAATAAATGTTCTTGATTTAGGTGGAGCATACGTACAGCAATTGCAAGCAGGAGGGCTGTCGACAGATACTGCATATATTATAAGAAATGCTGTCATAGGAAATGATCTTGATGTGGCGGGAGGTGCTGCATTTGGTCAAGGATTTAAATCATATAACGACTCTTCAGTACAGGGCAGCTTAACAGTTTCATCAACATTGTCTAGCACCAGTGCATCAAACTTGTTTACTGTTACTAGCGGCAGTAATGCTTCCACTATATTCATTATAACATCAGCAGGTAGAGTTGGTATTGGTACTGCTTCACCTGGTTCTACATTAACAGTGGTAGGAGATATCAGCGCTACTGGTGTTGTATATGCATCTGGAGGCAACAGCAATGCATGGAATTCCACATACACTACAGTAAATGCCATATCTGGATTGATACCTGCTCCCATTGCAGCTGTATCATACACAATAGCTGTTGGCTCAACAACAACAAATTCAATCAATCTATCCACTACAGCATCAGGAGTTGCTCAGCTGGTATACACCGTGCCTCCTGGAAAAACATTTTTACCTTATGATTTTGCTGTCATTTTTGATACTGTAGCCGGGGGCAACGTAGGTGATACAAGCTTGCCATCATTTAGAATATACAGACACAACACACAAACAACAGCAATAAATCAAGTTACCAATCAGCTTGTCATGACCACTCCAAGCACACTAATTACATCAGGCAGATATTATAAAACAGGCAATAATGTGTTGGCTTCCAATGGAAAGCAAATTGTAAGTGGTGATGATGCATTTCCTCAGAATACTCTATGGTTCAGAGTAGATTCTAATGGAACAAATACTTACACACAGCTATCTGGCAGAGTTATTGTATACGGCAATCTCATTTAATGCATAACACAATAAGCTTTGCCTATCTTCACCAAGTCAAATCATGCGAGCTTATAATTAAGCAAAAGCTGCAGTAAAAGCGTCCGTGAGAGTAGTAAATGTCTGTGTGACTGGATTGTATTTCTTGAACGCAACTGTATCAATATAACCATTATAACCATCATCCACATTAATAAATGTGCCAGCATGCACAAACACATCCACTGAGTTTTCACCCTGGAAAAAGGCACCATAAGATATGGGTAAAATTGTTTCCACTGCACTCAATGCCGCAACCAGAATAGCATCAGTAGCTATCTTCATTCTCTGTCCATATGTGCCACCTTGCAAAGGAGCAGCAGCTGTCAATGCATTGCGCGTGGTTCGGTTAGAATAAAGTGCATTCACCAGAGTGAATTGTTGAAAATCATTGATGGTGAATTCTGCACTTGGAAATACAGGTGCTGTTGCACTCAGTGTACCCACAATTCTGGCTTGTGCTGCATTAACTGCACCACAAGTTTGAGACAGATTGCCCTGCTGCCCTCTGCGCTTCATGAATCCCACTTGACCACTTTGAGTAATACCAATGTGCGGGTGCACATAGATGAACAGTGCACCTGGTGTGGTCACATGGCTCATCCATGCAAACAGACCCACAATGCCTGGGAAGGGATAACCACCAATGCCACCAGCAAAAAATGGTCCAGAAAATTGTTGCAATGATGTGGGGTATTGACCAAATGTATTGTTGGGGAAGATGGGAGCATTTTTATCATCTGAACATATACAGGCTGCTGTGACCACATCACCTGGTGCATAGCCACAAACGCTCTGTATGAATGTGGCACATCTTGCACCCACAGTCTCTGCTAAGACTGCATTTGGATATGTCTGTCTCACAGTAGCTGTGTAAGCTGCTTGATCTGGAGCTGCATAGGTTGTAAATACAGGAAGATAATAGGTGCTACCGTTTATTACCACAGGGATCCCGGTCATGCCTTGTACGAGAGTTAAGTTTGTTGTGTAGGTAGATCCAATGTTACCATTGGTTGCAGAAGGCAGAGCACATGTTGTATCAATTAAATTAATAAAATCATTTGAGTCAGGTGTATCTCCATCTGCAAATGCATCCTTCAAAGCAGACACTGGTATAATGGCCATATGTATTATTTATATATTTTTGACCAAAAAAAGAGGCCCTTTCGGGCCTCTTTTTAAACCGGGACGTACCGGGAATTTTTTCTTATTCGCTACCAACAAATGCTTTAGAAATAAACTGAAGCACTTGCGGGTGTGAACGCTTGACCAAGTCCGGACAATAGAATCGTGTGATAATATAGATTAGCACCGAAGATATTGTCAACAACGCCATAACGAGTTAGCAAGCCAACGCGTGGCGAGAAGTCATTAGGACCAATGGTTCTCTGTACCATTACAGGGATGTAAGGGCAATAGATGATACCAGTGTCATAAAACTCCGGACCTTTGTATCCGAGTAGAGCGTACTCAACGCGGTAACCGGAACGTAAGCCACCCTCATATTGGGCTTCTGTACGTGTATCACGGTAAACGTTGAATCTGCCACCAAGGTTACCAACCTTAGCTACGCCAACAGGTTGAGTGTTGACATTGCCTTGGACTGGCACCCATTGAAACTCAGGAAGCATCTCGAGGATCGCGCAAACGCGAGGTGTGGCAACAATAAAGTTGGCAGCACCACGACGATTGCGAACAGCAATTCTGTTGGCCTCGATGATGAGTCTCTGATAGAAATCGCGATTGCGCTCTACCAACCAACGGCCGTCTGCGGAAGCAGGGCTCCATACGGAGTATCCTGTGCCAGCACCAGCGTTGAGTGAGACTTGGATCATGCGAGCGATCATTTCACGGTCGATTTCGGCCTGTAGCTCATACGACATAGCGTTGGTGAGCTCAGTATCGATATCGATACCGTTCATGTTCTTAAGATCCTGTTCGAGTTCTACCGACCAGCGAGCAGCGAGTCTGCGGGTACCGGCTTCGACGGCTGTCTTTTCAAAGCTGACTTCGATCTGAGGGATTTTGCCCGTCAATTCGAACTGACTGAGAAGTTGAGCCACACCGTTATCTTGGTTGATCCAAGGGAAGAGGCTTGCGGCGTCTGTCCCAGGTGCGCCACCGGTTAGGGTGGTGCTGGATGTACCAGTGTAGCGGGTGTCGAGGTATTGGTAACCAAGTTCCTTGTTAAGGGAAGCTGCTTGGGCACCGTTAGCCATCTGATTGCCAGCATTTGTGCCGGAACCATCGATGCCATCGTTGCCAAGCTGATATGGAGAATACTTGTAACGTAAAGCAAAGGCTAGACCAACTGGTCCACCCATGGGCTGTACGCCTACAATTTCATTGGTGATTAACTCGGGGAACGTTCTACGAATCATTGGAATGAGAATCTTGGGCAAACGAGCATCGCCTTGAGCATACCAATCACCTTGAGGTGAGCTATTGGGAATTTGGTTCCCGTAGTTACCTGTGGCGTTGGAGCCGAAGACAGAACCTGTGCCAGCGGCACCACCACCAGATTGATTAGCCTCATTGACGCACCAAGCTTCTTGGTTTTCCAAGAGCATGGCTGTGTTCAAACGAGTATGATCATCTTCGATGGCTTTAACGTTGGCCGAAGTGTAATCCAAAACTGGTTTCCACTTTTCGAGCAACGCTTGTGCGCGAGACTCATCAATGTAAGACTGTGTAGGTCTGATTGATTTCATAATTATTAGTTCTCCTTTATTTTCGACCTGTAGAATATATAAAATCTACAATATAAATCAGGCTTGCGCCTCTTTAACTTCTTTACTAGTACTAATTAGTACTTAGAAAGTTCTTTGAGGTAAGGGTTGGTATTTGATTCAGCAACAATTTCTGTCTCTTCCATTACTGGGCGATCCACTTGTGTTGCAGCTGCATCTTGCACCGCTTCCTCTTTAATATTTTGAAGCCGCTCTTTTTCTGTCTTATCGAATAAGCTCAAGGCATAATCAATGTTCTCAGTAATGAATTCGCTACTTTTGGTTTTCATCACCTTGTTCACATACTCCTTCTTGCGAGCGGATAAACCTACAGTCTTCTTTTCGAGTGTAAGTTCCGCATTACGCGTGGCGAGTTGTGCCTTGACCTGAGCTAACTCTTTGTTAGCGGCTTCAAGCTTCTCAGAAGCTTCTTGTAATTGACGCTTTCCATCTACGATGGCTTCGCGAACACTTTCTTTCGCTAGGGCAGCATCAACGCCCAAAATGGATCTTAGTTGATCGAGAACCTCCAAGGCTCTGCGATTCTTAACTGCATCTTTGATTTCATTAGCAGGCAGTGTCTCGTCGATATACGCTTCGAGATATGTGCTAATATTGTCAATGGTGCTGTCTTTGAAAGCTTTGGCTTCTTTGCTGAGAGCGTTGCTATACTTCTCCACAAGAGCTTTTAATTTCTCTGTGTGGTTAGCATCAATGGCTTCAACAACTTTTTCGAGCTTGGATGTATGATCTGCATCGATGGTTTCCAGAAGATGCTCTAGCTTGCTGCTATAATCTTCATCTTGTTCGGTAAGAGCTTTTGTAACGTGAAGTTGCACTTTTTCGGAAATAGCAGAATTAAATGCTGCTTCGATTTCCTTAAGAACTTCCTCAGAGAGAAGATCTTGTGTTGCTTCTTTTAGAATAGTTTTGATATCCTTTGTCATAAATTAAAATAACCTCACATTTTTATTTAGTGCAATGCGCTTAGCTAATTTCATTTCCATAACTTTCTTTAAATATTTATGCGCCTCAGCATAATTTTTCTCGTTCAAAAACTTTAAAAAGTTGACAATATTAACTCTCTCTTGCATACTGTTATATTTATAGTGCGCGCCTACGAAATTCTGTGAATCTTTACGACATTTTTTGCACATGTTGACATAACCTGTTTCATCTTCATAGCATTCTTCATCTTTTGCAACAACTATGGCAGGTTTCATCTTCTTCTGTGACTTCATGGCCAGTTGTACAGCCAATTCAGGTTTTTGTTGGGTTGAACCAACCGAAATAACAGCAGGTGTGAATGGCTGAGAGATATTCATTAGAGTACTTTGCTGATCTTGCCAAAGAACTCTAAAATTTGTTCTTTGAGATAACCTTCAACATCTTTGCGAGGCAGGTTGCGAAGTCTGTCGGAAAATGAATCATAATATTCTTCGTAGTGACCATCTTGTGTTACTACAAATTGTTTGGATTCAAGAATGCCATTGACGAAAGCTTTGGGAAAACTTGGATCAGCAACACAATCCACAGCAACCAAACGAAAGTCCTTGACACGGTTTACACCATTGCCACACTCTTCCAGTTTTCCTAGAGCACGAGAACTCATGCCCACACGCACACCATCATTGATCAAGCTTCTAACAATCTGTCCCATGGGTGTGGTGAGCACTTTGGATTTGCCATAATAAACATTGCCACTGCGGTTGAGTTCAGTTACCAAATGACAGGCACGTTCCAAGTTGACTTCAGCTTGTGTGGGATGGTTCAATTCACCCATGGAGCGGTTTGTTCTGACCATTTCATTGATGTAACGGTTAACTTCTTTGTCCATTTCACCAGAATCATACACTCTTTTATTCTTGTTAACTTCTTCGCACTGCATGTATGGACCCTTGATATACATGGTGCTAGGTTGATTGCCACTTTTTTCTTCGACCACGTATTCGTACTGGTCTTCAGGTGCTGGTGTCTCAACTAATAAGCGTAAGGCCATATTATTATTTATATCAGATTTCACTTATTTCCTGAGTTCTTTTTCAGTTAAAATGGTGAATTCGAAGCCATATTTTTTTGCATAAAATTTAGCCGCTTCCCATTTTGCCTGATTCTGTATATAGGTCAATTGCTCATAAAGCAACGTCTTCTTGTGTTTGCCAGGAGTTTGCTCTGGTTTTATAGTCTGTTTGTAGGGCTTCACCTCTATAAGATACTTCTTTATGCCAGTGGCAGTTTTGAGCTTCACTACTGCATCCACAATGTATCTGTGCACTCGCCTGTCAATGGGGCTTTCATAAGGAATAACAATGGATTCACTGCCCCATTCCAACACATTGGGATTCATGTCACACCAGCGAAACAATTTTAATTCCCAACTACTCAAATATCTGGGCAAATCATGACCTTTGTATTTCTCCATGTGTGTAGGTTTGAAAATACCTTGCACATACTTGGTGTTTTTGACTGTGAGTTTCAAGTTAACCTACAAAGAATTCTGGGGGTGCTGCATCTCCGAATCCTGTGCACTTTCGTATAACTTTCTCTCCAATTCTGTTTTCTCCGTCTTGCCATCTTCCAGAATTGCAGCATTAATAATACCACCACCAAACAATTGTGTGCCTTGATATTTGCCACGCACTGTGCCAATGGCTATTTTGGTCAAAGCAAGTGCATATTGATACACCCACTGCTCTTTGATAATGTCTGTTAAAGGTCTTTCCACATAGCAAGTCACAATGCCATAGAAATGTGTGTTGCGGGGTTCAGGGAACATTTGCATGTACTGTGTGCGTGGATCAAAGCGCACATCACGACGCAGCGCTAAAACCTTTTCACGGGTATCAAGCCAATTCTTTAATGTGTACCAACTGATCAAATCAAATCCATAATTGCCCAGAGAGTAGCTGAAATAAGTTTGCTGCGCCAAAGATTGTTCAATTGTGAACAGTGTATTGATGCCATCTGAACTTCCTTCTTCAAAATCCAACACATCAGTTACTTTGCGATAGCTGTCAATCAAATAATCGTAACTATTCAACAGCTCCAGTTCTCTGGGTTTGTTTTGATCAAACACTTGATACAGATATGGATTTTTTGGATCACCAATGACCATTCTTCCAACGTTGTACAATGCCCTGATATCATTAGAAACATTCTCAAACCTGGCTCTAAAATTAAAATCTTTTGTTAAACTGAAAAGAACATCCAGCCGCAAGCCTGCGCCTGGGTCGTACAGCTTGCTATCAAATACCAGATACTCTTGTGTGTATCCTGCAAACTTTGTGTACATTTCACAAGCAATGCTGATAAACTCATTCAATTGATCTGCATGAATTTCAATGTTGATCAATGGTGCACCAAGAGCACGACAAATGCGTGCACCCAATCTGTCGTAACTTTCAATCTTGGATTGGAGATTGGTGCTATAAAACGCACTCACTGGTTCCACATTGCTACATGACATCATATGTTGTTATTTAGGGTGAAAGACCTTGTGCTACAGTTATGCCACCACCATCAGAATACCCTTGTGCTGGAACCACTACACCTGCAACTGTGAGTCCATTGATGGGTATGAAGTAATCATTAATATAGAATTCAGCTGGATTTGGAGTAAAGATTAACCCAGAACCTGCAAAATATGTCCAAATTGTATCTCTTTCGTAATAATAACTTGTTGGTTTACCATAAAGTTTATTGCCATCACAGACGAACCTAATAACAGTCACACTCAATGCCGTTAAGGATACAACATTAGTATTCTCACTACCTGATAAAAACTCAGTTAGCACTAAGTTCTCGTTTATAGGAAAAGGTGATTTTCTGTTTTGACCAATACTAACATAACTTTTCTTACCATAAGCGGATTGATTGTAATAATATTTTTTAGTATTTGGAACTGTGATCCATGTTGTGCCGTTATTGTTTGAAAAGGCGAAATCCCCACTCAAATTGCTAGTGGCCAACCAAGTATCTGGACCAAAAGCAAGACTATCATACCCTTCATCATTAACGGCAGATACCTCCACCCATGATGTACCATTTGTAGATCGGTTTATTCTGCGTGTATATTTTGCAACAGCTAACCAGTAATTGCCATTGTATTTTACATCTGACCATTGCTGTGATGTGTTAAACTTAAAGAGTTGCCAGCTGGTTCCACCTGTTGTTGATATTGCTCCTGATATTGTTGCATTCAATGTATTGTTGTTGCTCTCAACACCACCAGCAACAGCTATCCATTTATTATCTCCATAACTAACACTGCTCCATGCCGCACTCACAGGTAGATTGAATGTAGTCCAGGATTGACCGTAGTCAGTGGATCTGATGCCTTGGTTTGTTCCAGACGCAACAGCAATGAAAGTATCGCCACCATAAGCCACAGACGTCCATCTTGCTGTTATAGGAAGTGCAGCTGTCCCCCACGTTGCTGCATTATCAGTTGATCTGGCTGCAACTCCATGAAAATCAGCTAAGGACACCCATGCGCTCACACCATACGCTACTGTGGTCCATGCATGGCTCCCCGGAAGCAATGATGCTGTCCAGTTGGTTCCATTGGTTGACCAAGCTGCCCAGGTATCAAATTTTGTTACAGCAACCCAGGTATCTGAATCAAAGAATATGCTTGACCATATATTTGTTGTAGGCAGAAGAGAAAAAGTCTTAAAAGCAACATACGGTGCATACTTCAAATTAAAAACATAATCTGTATCAAAAGATACGTTTCTATTTCCAAAACCGTCTTGCTGTAGTACTAAAGTATATTCACCGCCCTTCTTCTTGTTGTTAGAATTGACAATGTTCTTGAACACTGTATCACCTGTAACCCTAAAAAAAGCACACTGCGCTGCACTCAAATTCCAATATGCTGAAACGTTGGAACCCAGCACAGAAACATCAACAATATTAACACCACTAAAGTTTTTGGAGCGCGTATTCTGTTGCACCAAATTAAGTCTCAAGGTTGTGTCTATGAACGGCCAATTGGCGCTGTATGAATTGACCATTGTGTATGTGGAAAAATAGTTTGTACTCAATGCATTGAGACTGCTGTAAAAATTATAACCCCGGTTCCAGTTACCACTGTATGTATTCACAGTTGTTGAAACGGTTGGATACAGACCATATATGGCACTCAATCCATTGATATTTGTGTACATCTCAAACCATTGTTGACTATTAGTAAAGACATCAGCAGTTATTGCCGCATATATGCTCTGAATTGTATTAACTGATAAGCCATCAAATGTGATGATGGAATCTGTTAAAAATGTTTCCAGATATGAAACATCAATTGCAGAAAGATTTACAAGAGCATTTAAATAATTGTAGAATATTCCCTGAAATGGGTCAGACTGAGATGCAATAGGGTCTGTTGCACTATCCGGAAGACCAGGGGTAGCAATTGTATGATGGTTTGCCTGGTGGAACTTGTTATGAAAAAGAAAATTGCTCATCCGAGAAACACTACCCTATCCCCGTACAGTAGTGTTCCGTCTGACATAAAATTAATTATTGTACGGCTGCCAGACAGTGTACCAATTACACCAGACAATGCAATTGTGTCATTAAATCTGTATGCAGTGCTAAAATTAATATCAAACCCCCCTGCACCGCTTTGAATTACATTCAATGTATAGTTGCCACCCTTTCTATGATTACGAGGATTTGCAAAGTTTAAGTTGCTGGAGAGTGTAATAAAGGTCACTTGATTGGAGGACACATCCCAAATTACTGTGTCTGTGCCACTGTTAATCTTGAGATCTGTTCCAGAGAATGTCTTGGCTGCCGTATACTCTTGCGCCAAGTTGGTAAACATTATGAATGGTGCATTCCAATCAGCACTGAATGTGCTCACTGTGGTGTACACTGAAACGTACAAGCTACTGATTTGTGAGTAGTTGGAATAACCCACATAACCTAAATTCCAATTGGTAGACAATGTGTTAACAGTGTTATAAAGTGACAGAGAGGGTGCCCAAATACCAGACAATGTACTCACAGATGCATATGCTGTCCACCATTGATAGCTGTTGGTATTGATGGTCAAGAATCCCAGTGAATCTGGTATGGTATTATAGAACACCCCAATAAATGGTTGTGTTTGAGATGCAATGGGATCCAGCCCTGCATCTGGCAGAGTAGTACCAGAGATTGTATGGTGACTTGCCCTGTGCAATTTGCTATGAAATGTGTATGTTCCAGCCATATTATGTCCCTATATAATAGTTATTCATATGGTCAGACATTACTGATGCTATATGGGGTTAAATCTGTCACGACAGAGTCATTGGTTATAATGGTTTGAAGCACCAGTTGTTGATAATCATATATTTGCTTGAAGCACCTGTTTACTGTTTCAGCTTGAAAGTTTTCATTAATAAACACATTGGAATGTTTGTTTGTATTTAACGGTGCATTATATCTGAAGAAATTATTGTAACCACGATACAAGAACACTGGAGTCCCAGTATTGTCTTCATTTGTAAAGAAACGATATCCAATGTTATTCACAAGCAAGCTCATGTTGTAGAGCATCTTCTTGATGCTCTTATTGTACACCCATGAACAATTGTACTCCTCTGGATCTATTAAAACATCTTGTCTAGAGTACACGATGAGAGGGTTATCTGTTTTAAAGAGTGTTGTAAGACTTAAATTGTCTCGGTATACTGCAATGTAGCTTCTTGTCGAGTCTTGTGAAACAGCATATATTAAAACATCATCCCCTGACATGCTAGGCGATGTTGTTATCCATCTAAAATTATCACCATTGAACACGCTATTCTTCAACATACCAATATTTTTCTCGGGCTTGGTTATCCATTTCTTATATAAATTTTTAGTTGATAGTAGATAGAAAATATCTTTATCATAATTTGCAAATTTAATATCCACAAAGTATTCATTACCAGTTAGTATGCTGCTAAAATCGTAACTCTTTGCAGACGTGAGATTATAATCTGTGGATATATCAAGCAAGAATAATGCAGTGTTACTTGCAATGTACAGTCTGTTATCCTTCTCACTATACACCATGGCATTGATGGTTGAAATTGCATTGAACAGCGTTGGTGTTATGGTTGAATTGAGCCAGTTGAGATTTCTATCGTACACTTTGAACGTCTTGTTACCCCTGTCTTCAACTATTACTACATCACCAGCAACAGCAATTTTTCCGATGTTGTTAAACTTGATTCTATCTTGAGAAGTTCCTCGACCACCCACAACATTCAATTGAAACAGTTGTCTATTTCTTATATTATCATTACTTACAGCACCATCAAGATTATAAGAATAAAGATTATTATAAGTTGCATCACTTATGAAGAGCTGCTCTGCTTTGTATTGTGCTATACCTGTTATATTGTAGAAGTTGATTGAACCAGACAGCGGATCAACACTATTCTGTTGTATTAGGTTTACAGGGTCATAATAACCATTACGCTGATTGATTCCATTGAGAGAGATAAACTGACCATTTGTAAATATTAAATTCTGCTCATATCGACTGTCTGTGCTATAGAAAGCCAAAGCTTGATTACTTGCAAAAAGAACTGAGGATAAAACAGCAACAGCGTTCGTTGTATTATCATCGTACAGATAGAGAATTTGTTTTTCAAGGTTGGTGTAGCCAACCCAGCCCTCGTACCTGCGTGGAATTTTAAAATCAGCCACATTGCACAAGCCATATAGATATAAAAAATTATCATACAGTTTTTGTATTTTGAGATTAAAAGCTTGTGAAACAGCTAGTTCGTTTGGTTGTAATAATATGGTATCTAAACTATATGGTAGTTGAAACACATCTGTCACTGTGCGATCATAATTTAGATCTATTTTTTGAAATTCTGTATCTATGGCATTCATGGTGTGAGACCTGCATTAGTTAGGGTGTTGCCTGGAAAATACGGCTGAAAATACTCTGCACTCTGCGCAGGCAAGTTTGTAACCCACTGTAATTTGTTTAATTTGCTATAACCAGGTACAATATCTTTTATTTTCTTTGTAATTGCAGTTTGCAAGTAATCTCTGCATTCTTGATTGAGAATACTATCATTTATATAAACATTGAAAAGTGTACTCTTGGCACCAGGTACTCGCTGTGTGAAGTATCTAGAGACCGTCTCCATGTAATTGCGTCTGCCTGACGGAACATCCCAAACAAGATCCTGCGGTACGTTTTTTTCCTTGTAGAGCATATTAATATCAAAATAATTTAACTCTGTATTATGAATATAGAAATTTTGCAATTGAATATCTTTTGCAAAGTATGACCCCTTGGGATTATTGTTACTCAAGAAAGTATCAAATAGCGATCCATTGTAGAACGGACATGCGCCAACAACAATATCATCTACAACCAGAGGTGTAAATGAATATTTGCTTGGTGTAAAATGAATTGTTTCATATAGTTCGCCATCAAGATATAGCTTTGTATATCCTTTAACTGTATTAACAGCAATTGAGAAGTGATGATAACCTGGGTTTAAATCATCAGCATATACTGTTGCCCTTGGAATTTCTATATCTTCGGTATTAAATTGATTGTATAATCTTATTTTGAAAGTATAGTTGTTGTTGCCACTAACAGTATCATAAACATTACCATAGTTATAGTTATGATTAGATGGATCAATATTCAAGCTGAGCGATAAATCTGCATTAATAAGAGTTTGTTTTTCTATCTTCCCGTCATAATTTAGTTTTGTTAATATAAGCTTGTTTGCCTGAGATCCGCTTGCAGCAATCACCACGCTTGATTGCAGTACACCATTATTAAAATTCTCGATAAATGTAATATTAAGAGCTGTTAAGCTGGACTGTGAGAGTGATGAATCTGCAGTCAGAGTGAATGTATTAAGAGGTGCAGTGAACTTTCCATACACGTTAATTCTATTTGCACTCGAAGTCCAGGTATTATTATACTTGTCAATATTAAAGCGTTGAACTGGGTCGGATATATATGAACTCACAGTATTATTCTCTGTTCCCCAGACCTTTACATACCCGCCACTTATGAAGTATATATTATTACCACGAACTATAGACTGGACACCATCTACAAGAACAATTTTATTATTGTTTGTTTTTCTTACTGTTTGATATACACCTCGTGTCGATACTCTATAGTCTGCAGCAACCGAAAATGCAAGATTTGAAACTAGATTGAAACCACTTAGCGTGTTATTATCAAGCAACAAATAGCTATTTGTTGCATCATTTGTCACATCTTTGATGGGCCTAGTGATTAATCCGGTGACCCCGTCAATAATGGTTTCTTGCAAATTAAGTTCAGCTATTGTCCGTGTGATTGGCGCGTTAGTAAATATATGGAAAGAGTTCAGGGAATCTCTTCTTGAGAAAAATTCGATTTGTTCTCCTCGATTGAAAGGTGCCTCATAATAATCAACTAACTCGAGATTTTGATTGTATGCAAGTATATTGCCTTGATAGGGGTAAAAGAGCAAAGGTGTAACTAATTCGTAGTTATATACTCCCAATCCGTAATCGGTATAGTTACCACCAAGCTGATACCCTGTGGGTACAGTCCAATCCTCTCGACTTGCCCAAAAACTAATAGTGAAAGTATTTAACGGGAATTGAAGATACCGAGCGTCAATCAAACCATAAGAGGTACCATCGAAAATATATGTATCAGTATTATCTTCATCAAGATACGGATCAAGCATTCTACCGTTGACCCTTTCATAAAAAGAAAGATTTTTTTGCTGCTGATTTATAGTCAACGCTTTGATATTTTGTTCAGCATCTGATCTTCCAATATGGGAGTATGCATACCACACACCTGACTCAAACGTCAGGCTGGATGGAACGTCTGTGATACCAACGCTAAGATCATAACAATCAAATGAAGGTATATATGTTACACTGCCTGGTGTTGCGCTGAGCGCTTCAAATGGAGTGTTGAGTTTTGGATTATAATACCGGTCAACCCAAACGGGTCGTACAGATATGTCAGGAGCTGCCGACAGCCAGCTGCATAGCCATTGACCGGTGAGCTCTCCGCTGCTATCACCTTGATTGCTGGTATTTTTATAATTAGCTATTTTCTTAAAAACTTTATCACTTCGCAATGGATGATCACCACCAATGGCGCCAGCTTCAATTAATTTTGTATCTTTAATATTAAGCCGACTGTACGGGTATATATTTTGAGGCATATGAAACCAAGTCGTTTTACCTTGATTAAAAGTAAAGGGTGTGGAGTATGACTCATATTGCAGGTGTAATTTTTCGTATCCTTTCTCTTGTCGGGGGCCACCAAAAATAGAAACATAATTTCTATAGTTTACAGGCTCTTCATTCAGAAATACATTGCCTCTGCCTTGTTGATTTTGCGTATTGAGTTGCGTCTTGAGTGGTAATAAATTTGTGATGAGCCCACTTCTCTCAAGATTGAAGTACTGTCCATAAATTAAGAAATTAGTCTTAACATCAAACACACTCTTAGTATTATCAATAGTAATATTATTTTGATTGAAAGAGCGCAGATAACTGCCCCAATCAATAGTAACTTCTGGAAGACTGGGATCAAAGAAAGCAGTTAAATAAAATATAGCTCGTGTATCTGTGAAGCTAACTTCATCAGTACTGCTAAGTGTCAATCGCTTGGTTGTATTATTACGCATCACTTGGTAAGCTTGACCACCAATTCTTACCTGTAGAGAAAGTGTTAAATCTTCTTTATTAAACGTGTAGAAGAAATCTTTGTTATATACTGTGAGTGGTGTAAATGCTGAAAGAATGACGAAATTTAGATTTAATGTTGCAGGGTTGAATGTGAGAAAGTATTCATTGTTGTTATACAGATGAGATATGGTGCAGATCTGAGGCTTGGTGAAATCAAAGTTAAAATAGTAAAAGTCGTTTAATCCAGATATTAAGCTATTAACAGTTTGATCATAGTTTACTGTGAAAAGGAGCTGTTCATCCAGAGCATTAGTAAAAGTTAAATAGACTTCTGTTCCGCTAACTCGGTTGAAAATGTTGCAAAAATAATTTTTACTTGCCTGAAATGGTCTATCGAAATCAGTAATATCAACCAAGCTTATGGGCTTAGTCACATGCAACAAGCTGTAGTTACTCTTAATAAAGTCATTAGTACCTGAAAAAGCAGGAGAAAAGCTAGTTGTCAATGCACCATCAATAGCAATATTCTTATTGAGAAAATTTAATTGATTATCATAAGCATAAGAGGCACTTAGCCCTATATAATTCTTAGATGTTATATAGCTGGTGAACATATATTATTTAAGCACTTATAGTTATTCCGGTGCCGCCAGCGTACGGTGCACCGATGCCACTCAATTGTATGGAGCGATTGGATGTTTGGAAAGGTTCAGAGGCATCAAGCGTTGTCGCATCCGGTACTAGATCAATACCTGCACCTTCAATATAATCATATTGTGAAACAGATGCAGTAATAGGATTACGGCTCAGACGGCGTGCCGTATTTGATCTAACTACCGTTGAAGCTTCGACTTGAGGCACAGGCTGCACCTCACCAGGCAGAGCAGATAGAAATGGTAGCGGCTCATTTAGATCGAGTAGATTGCCAAATATTTGTCTACGACCTTGGTCTTCCAGTGTCAATATGATATTGAACGAGTCCTTTGATTGTGCTGCATCTAGCAGATAAGTGTCTTCATATACATCCAAAATACCGCACCGGAAGGAGCAGATCATTGCAGTATATGTATTAACACAACAATCACTGAACACCACGCTAATAGATGGATTATATGTGGTTAATGTTTTGTTTTGAGGGTAATATACGTGTGACACAACTATGTCTTTGGGAGACACTGGGGGATTGTTGGTGAACTTGTAGTCATTGTATATCACCTCACTTCCATCGTTAAAGTCATACACAATCTTCATAATATTAGCCACAGATTCATCCAAGGCAGATAGAATGAAGCTTACTGTGGTTACACAGTAGATCTCAAAGGCATTAAGAATTGTTTGCTTGTAACAAAAATCTTGATAGCAGATTTCATACAGAGGACCTCCAACAGCAGATGCACTATATACAATGGGTGTATTTGCACTCAACGGTCCACCGTAGGCTGTTAATGGGTACAAGAAATCATAACCTGTAGGGCTTAAGCTTGTATCTTTAAAAATATGGTGATCTAGCCATGAACAGAAATCGTATGTAGATAATTCTGCTGTATTAGAAGGAATTAAGAATTGACTTGTATTCATGGCAATGGTCCTAGTAGTTGACATGTATAAGATAACATATATGTGTTGGAGATAGTGTCGAGAACAAAGCCACTGTAATCCATGAGCTGGAGAGCACACGCAGGTATTGGAATATTCTCCGGTGGTATTGGAAAAGAACAATCTAAATTATATATGGAAATATATGACTTTGCATATGCAGGTGTAAACGGTGATAATATTGCAGCAATATTATTATATAACCCCACTTTATTGCCAAAATTCATATATGGTTCAATCGTACCAGAGACTGGCGCTATTACAGTGGCCCGTGAGAAAATACCACCAGTTGTCTTTTGAAATATATAGACTCTACCAACATTAGGAATCGGTGAAGATGTAGGTGTGAAGAGATATTCTTCACCTGGGCAACCAATGAGTGCATAATTATTCTGTAGAGCTACAGAATTTCCAAAATTACCGTTTGGTGTATTTATATTGTAGAAACTGCCAATCGCCATTACCAAACGCCATTGATTGAGAGTTTCATCAAATACATAGTGATATGCTTCTCCTTGCGCTGGCTCAGGGTATTGAAATTTTTGTGAAACAGGTGCACCAATAATAGCATCATTACCATCTATAGATGCTGTAGCTCCAAATCGCGTTACACTTGATATGGGGGATGCAATTGTTTGAATAAATTCCCATCTTTGAGTAATATCCTTTCTAAATGCATGTACATATTCATTACTATTACTGATCATCATATTATTGCCGTAGAGCTGGGCAAAATTACCCAGACCGGCCCCGCTTGACACCTGGGTTGATGTTATTGTTTGATATAGCTGCCAACTCCCTAGCGTTGAAGGGTTAGCTATATCCCTATTGTAGGTATAAATGTAGATACTCCCGGACAGGGTACCCGTGCAGATTGTCAGTGTATCACCATCAATATCTGCAGCTGTAGCTTCTGCATTATCTGGTGTCACGATACTTGCAGTACGAAATATTTTTTCACCAAGATAATCAAATACAGCGACTGTGGATGAGCCGTTATATTTGCCAATAATTGTATCTCCATCTTGACCAAATAACGTTATACCTGTACCGTAATACAAGTTATTCCTCAAAGTAAATTGTATCGTGTCTGTAGCATACGTTACAACCCTACCCGGTTGTACGTTAGAGATGTATTCACTACCCACACATAGAACGCTGTCTGTATTGCCAGGTTCATTCTGTATAATACGTTGCTCACAACCAGCAATTCTCTGAGTTCCAGAAAATCCTGGATAGCCTGCAACATTAAAGTTTTTCACTTTGAATTGCGTTAGCCCTTCTTGCGTTGTATTGGTAAGTGCGACCTTTAGTGCTGTTCTTCGTTTTTTAGGCAAAGATTGAACCATCACTGTTGTGTATTCATCATCAGTTGAGCGCTGTTTGATTTGAACTTTTAGCTCTGTACCCGCTTTGCCCAAAATAACGCGAACAGATCTGTATTCAGCCATGCTTAAAGCTGAAATATTTTGATCTATAGTAAAATTTGTTAACGGCAGTCTATTTAATAGAGCATATTGCTCCGATACTCCACCACGAATCATAACTGAAGGTGCTTCTGTGAACGCTGAAAGAGGTATACCCGGGGCATATGTATCTAGTGCAAAATAACCATAAGGATCAAACCCCACACCTACAAATGCTGCTCCCAACCCAGCGTAGCCACCCTGTATACAGTAGTCACGGGTATCGTTGGGTATATAGCCCAAGCTATAATCCCGCCCACCCCTACGAGGGCTGTTGACAATACTATCGAAAAATACTACAGCAAACCCACCAGTTGGAGTAAAGTTGAATGCATAGCGGCAATAATCAAAACTAACAATAATATCACTCCAAAGATCTAATGGCTGGTCATTCCAGATCGCAATATTTTTATCGTCAAAAGGTTGATTCATTTGTAATTATTTAAACCAGTACTGCGGTTACACTCCTATTTTGCGTCATTGACACAAAGGCGTCAGGTGTTATTATTATACCAGCACCTGTTGTGTATGGTGCACCCTCAGGTGTCAATACAATTGTACTATCTATTAATCCAAATACATCGCCACCATTAAATGTTGCACCTGCCCCAGCAATAGTAACACCAACCCCAGGTGTATATTGATAAAATACACCCTCACCTGTAAATGCACGTATGTTGCACGATTTTGTTTCATTAAATTGATTTAGATTTATTATTCTACCAGCTGGATAGGTAGCGGAACATATTGAAGGGCAGTTAATTGATCCACCAATACTTGCTGGGTACGAGGTAACACTTACACCACATGTGCATAGATTCATAGTTAAAGTATAGAAGTTGTTTGCAAACATCTCCACAATAACATCCACGTCTCTATCCATGGTAATGTTGCACGTGGATACTCCGAATACAGGTGAGCAGTACCTGCTTGATAACCCCAGCATGGTACTGCCTGAGAATGCGCTTGAACGCAATGTAAATGTTGTGCCGCTCAAAACAGCATATGACTTAGTTGTGCTACCATCTTCATTCCGATAATTTATACCCTCATCGCTTGTGAAGACTCTACCAATGCCATATCCTGAAATAGTAATATTAAGACTGTAGTATCCAATATCAAAAATACCAGTAATACTTCTATTCTCTGTGGATTCAAACGTACACTGATTGCCTGCATTGACCAGCTTTGTTGGTCGATCAACATACTTGCTAGTATAAAATTCTGCTTCGTCGCAAGGTGTACCGCGCCAGTATTTTAATTTGTAACCAGGCCTAGGCATGCCGCTGAGAGTAATAATCTGATTGCCCCATTCCAGAGTATTTGTGCCGGTAAATGAATATGTACAACTACTCGAGCAAACATAATAGTACCACGGATAGTTAGTTGTGACACTAATATCACCAAGATAACCGTACACAGGGTTTATTGGCTTTGTTGTTACAGTTAAGTTGTAGTCGTAATAACGTATGTATAATACTTCAATATTAGTTTCAGATTGTACGCTAAAACTACAAAACTGTGTCTGATCAACACAGGTACTCGATCCATCATAACCAAACATGGCCCAACCAGAAACAGGTTTCAGAGCAGAAAGTGTAATAACAGACCCAACAAGATAAGGAATTGTTGCTGTGCCAGGACCATCTATAATAAATTCTAAATCTTGGGAGATCACTCTGCCTGCAGGTGTCGTTACAGTTACAAAATAATACGGTAAAGCGTCAAAATAGGCTGTAATACTTTCTGCAGTAGTTACAGTAAAGATACAATCTGTATTGAGCATATTACAGGGGCCACCTTCCCATCTATTGAATGCGCTGAAGTAATCTGCGCTAGCAATAAGAGTTAAAGTTGTACCGTATCCAAAGCTCTCTGTGCACAGATCACCACAATTCACACAGAATGGATCGGAGAAAACTATACCGTTTCCGGTTCCTGCTTTTGTTATGATCACTGGTCTGTAAATTGACTCAGGTGCATCACATAATAATCCTGTAAATCCTGATATGCTCGTTGTTAAGTTAATCTCAAGAACGCTTGGATCTGGATACACAGGTCTTCTGACCATGGCAGAAAGAGTTCCAATAAGAATTTGATAATTAATATTTTCAATTCGTTCTAGCCAGTTATAAAAATAAACTGTTTGACCTGCAGGATAATTTTGAGTTACAGGGGTACATAAGGTCACGGTTGCTGTTGTATCGTTTGTAAAACTATCTACAAAGTAAACAGTTTGCCCAGATAATAAAGAAAATTCTAACGCTAACTTGGAGTATGGTGGTATTACTCGTGGTTCCCAAGGAAGACCCCGAGCTATATATGAATCAGGTGTATGAGCTGCTGTTAGACTTGGGGACCACTTTAAATCCATGGTAAATGTTCTTTGACCAGCTAAAAATGGCGCTGTTAAATAACCTGAATTAACAATCAAGGTAGTGTCTAACCCAGATGTGCCAAAAGCAAACGTACTAAATATTTGTGTTGTAGAGCGAATTTCTTTATTATAAGAACCAAAATAATCAATATTATATGTATCGAGCAATTGTGCATCTCTAGTATCAGCATTCCATATCAAATCATTACCAATATTACGTACCTTATAGTAATTGCAACCTAAGAAAATTGAAGTCTCACTATATGATTCCCAATCAAATTGAATAATATATCTTCCGATATTGTTAATTTGAAGAGGTTTTACACCATCACAGTAAAGATAGGTTGTGTTGTAGATATTCTCTTGACCAACATGTAGAATTTTTTCTTCAGGCAAATGGGCACCCATGGTACCAGTAGAAGATGCATTATACTTCACCATGAATGGTAGCGTAGGGTTTGAATAATTGTTATCGTATATAAAATAAAATGGTTTAAATATCTCTGGCTCATACGAAAAGTAGTACGGATCATTTTTTTGAATTTGTTCATTAACAAAAAATGGTATACTATTGGTATTTTTAGCTAGATATGTCAAATTAAATAAATTATTCTTTTCAAGACGGCTGAAAGACACACCATCAATTTCATACAAATCTATTTGTGGAGGTTCTATAAAGCCTGCACTGATAGAATACATATCAGTTATATCATTTCTTGGATCCGGATAGACCATAGACAACCTTATGTTAGTGAGTGGGGTTCTGTATATTTTTGGATAAAGTAGCTTATAATTTGAGCTCGATAGTCTGTTGCCGAGAGTGAGAAAACACAGATACAAGCTCTTATCATATTCTGAATACCATTCTCCAGCAAATTTTTCTAACTTGGGGTTAAGTAACGATTTTTCAAGGAAAGTTCCAGGATTGCTATTAATAGTAATTTGCTGTGTATCGTAGTCAAAGATGACAGCATCAACAACAACATAATTCTTAGTTTCCAATACAAAAGTATCATAATACATGTTGAAGTAATACAAGCTTTCATTAATTTCCTGCTTAACAGCGGCAGGGTATTTGAAAAACACAGCACTAAGGGCTGCACTAGCTGGTGATACAATATTTGTAATACTATTTCTAAAGTAAAGCTTACCCGGTATCAAGACTTTCTTTGCCGCAATGGATTGATCTGTAACAGTATCACCAGTGGCAAGTGTGGTATTTCTATTAGGCATTACCCCGCCGCTATCTGATGTGGCAGAAGCAGCCTTGAGTGCACTTACCTTCTTTAAGAGACCGTACTCGTTATTGTAGATATCACTGCCCCAGTATACAGGTGTATAGTCGTTAACTAATAGAGATGTTTGACGATCCGCTAGAGGCAGTGTTTCTTGTTTATTGAGACCTGGCCATATATCAGGATTGGCCCATTGTTCTTGACGAGCGCCTTCCCAAAACTGCACATTATCATATGATCGAGAGAGACCTGAAACATCCAGCTGTAAGTCTTGTTCCCGGCTCTCATAACCGTAGTATAATTGATTGTAGCTCGTTGACAGCACATCACCAAACGCAAATTGATTGCTTCTGGATCTTTTGTTCCATGAAACATCCACTGTGTATGTTATAGGAGCAAGAAAATTATCTTGAGTATTGTTATATGAGGTGTTACCAACAATATCAGGATCTGGAAAAGCATACACGGTATTAGATTGAAGTTGAGAAACATCGAGAAAATATTTTTTCTGCGGAGTATTGTGTATTAATAATCCTTGATGCTGTGGTAAGAAAAATCTTCCTATTTCATATTCTGTGTAAAGATCTTCAAGGCTTGGTACTGATGCAACCGATGGTGTCTGTCTGTTTAAAAGATTTAAGGTAGGTGCACCAGTCAACGGCTTTACAGAAAATAAGAGACCAGAAACAAAATCAGTGCGTGTGCTACCAGTGCTAAGATAATAGAAATCGTTCCCAAGATATTTTGGAGCAAGCCGCTTATATAAATTTAATTTAAGATCTTCAGTACCACCGCTCAGATAGGTTATGAAGTCACGATTTTTTAAATAGTTTAATTCAGTACCAGAGAGATAAGGATTAACAGTAAAATTATTAACCCCAAGAGATGTGATATAAAATGGATACTGTCGTATTGCATCTATAATTGCTTGCTTGAAATCAATATACAATCTCTCATATGTTTTATTTGGTGTGGCAAGATTGACGATGTCAGTACTCTTGGTTGGAGAGGGAGTACCTTGATTATAGTAATCCGATTTTAGATCATATAATTCTTCAATATAAATGCTAAGTTGTCTTGCTATAGCCGAAATAGGAGGAAAATTGAAAGTGGTCTGTGCAAACAAAACTTGATTTGTCTGTGCAGCATCAAAAACTAACTGCTTAACAAGGTTCTCTATGCCGTAGTTACTGCCACGAAGATTGTGTTGTATCTGAGCTGTTTTAAGATTTTCTCTTGTATTAGCATAATACAAGCAAACCTGCTTAATCTTATTAATAAAAAAAGGTAATACGATATCGAGATCACTAGGATCTGAGAGATCAGCATTCGTAATGAAGCGTTTCTCTTCTTCAGTACTGTAATGAATTATTAACTCTCGTAACACCTGAATATAAGAGTCTCTGATCGTCTCATTTACCTTGGCTGCATCTACCTTTTTCGTTCTACCCCATTCAATAATATACTGTTTATACTGAAGAAAGAGTGCATCTAGATCTACTGTTGTATAATTTTTCTGATTAAACCAAGTTAGAAAGCTAACTGGCGCGTAGGTATCTAGCGGTGTTAAGGACCCTTCAATAATACTATTTTGAAATGTATATATATTACTCACAACATCTCCAATCCATTATATAGCGCTCGAGAGATTATGGCTTCCATTGTACCACCATACTGAGTCCAATTTTCATAACTACTCTGAGCTGGTGTTACTGTGGTGAGATTATTCTTGAAATCAATAATCCCGTCAACCATTTGTAAAGGCATATATGCCTTGTATTTATAAAAATTATAGTATGGTGCAATATCGATTCCTGACTGCGCATTATTACCAGTGACCAATCCCCATCCCCAATTGTAATTGACACCGCTCAGTGGATATTCCTGACCAATGACTGCAGATAGACCATTTGTTACAGGTACAACAGTGTTATAAACTTTTTTGTATATTCCGCTAAATTTTTCGTATATTACAATCGGAGTACCTACATTAAATGTTCCAGTTAAAATATCAATTTGTTCGCCTAAATTCTTTCCAGCACCATAATCAAAAGCACTCATCCCGAAATTTGCACTGAATGTATTTGGACTACCAAACAGTTTTCGTTGATTAATACTCAAGATATCCATAGCACGGGTTAGCCCCGAAGGATATTGCGAACAAAAGTCGTAAAAATCTAGACCATATTGTTCAAATAAACTTTTGAGTGCAGCAATGTTGCATGTATCAGGGTCTGAGATATTACCAACAAAATTAGCTATTTTCTCATAAATCTCTTTACCAAGAGTTTCTGGCGGGCTATCAACATTACCAACTATTTGACCCAGAAAATCATCTAGTAATTTAGTACTATCAAATAAAGATTCTTGCAATATGTAGCTCTTGTAAGCTGCTGCTTGATCGAAATCCTCATTAATTTTATTGACGATTGGAGATCTCTTGAGAATATCGAAAAGGTTACTATTTCCCCGGATAATTCTTGGAAACGGGTTAATAGGACTAACGTATTTGTTGATCCATCTTATGCCAGTCCAATCTCCGAACACACTGTAAAAGGCTCGGGAACCATCAGCCACCGTGTATTGTGTATCAGGCAGCACGCCGCTGTAGATAGCCGATAGCGGAAGTTGTTGTAGGTCCGTAATAGGATAGAAATATATTTGTGCATTATAATTGTGTAGAACCCAGAGAAAACCCTCATTATCGCAGGCAATGCCACCTATGGGCTGATAATACCTAGCACTATTGACTTGACTGCCAATAACAATATCGGTTAGTTGCCCCACAGGGGATATCTTTGTGACTTTTGATACTCCATTGTTCACCCAAAGATTTTGCTTCAAATCAATAGTTATATTTCCAACGTTGGCGAGGGAACTTATCGGGAAGTTGGGTTGCAGATTAAAATTGCTATCCCACTTATATATTAAATCAGTATTTTGAAATGGATTCGCACTTCGGTTTGACTGTAGATTTTTAACTGCAGCCCATATGTTATTCTCTCTATCCACTATAATTTCTTGCACAGAGTAAAGTGGGTTCAGCGGCACTGCACTTAGGTACTCTCCTGTGGAAGAATATTTAAAAATAAAGCCGCTCACTGGATGACTGTACCCCACAAATACAGTGTCATCAACACCTGCATCAACACATGTGGGCAGAAGAGAGTTTTCACCAACAAACCCGCTCAATTGATCCCTAAGTGTGACATAGAGCCGGTAGTCTGTATAGGCAATATTCTGTAAATTTGGCTCCGCGTGTGCCACAACATTTAATGTATTAGCATCTAATTTTATTGTAGAGATGGCATCATAAAGGCTTATCCAAGCGTTTCCGGTGCTATCAATGGTGACATTCGAGGGGCTAGCGCTATCCAGACTGCCTTTGTAGCTAGCTAAATCTGGTGCAACATCAGCACCGCGATATGTTGCTGCGGCAGCAAGATCAATTGTTGCGATAGGAGCACCTGAAACCGTGTAGACAAAAATCTTATCGCTGTCAGAATCTGTTATATAAACTCTATTTTGACCAACATTATAATCCTGCAGAGGAGCATATGATATACCTACATTTGAAGTTTGATCATCCGAATATGTTGTTGATTCACCCACAATATCAAATGCTAACGTTTCAACATCACAGTTACTAAAAATAGCTCGTTTTCTGAATCTTTTAAAATCACCTCTGCCAGGTTGAGCTGCAAAACCATATGTGATGCCCAGATTAAGGGGTGGACTATCCTGAATTAGAACAGCTGCACTAATAACTGCAGTACGAGCTTCTTCGCTGCATTTTAACAAACCACAAAAATAACTACCACTCTTTTCAAAGAAAGGAGGCGACGGGTTACGGGTAAATGTTGCACCAGTTACTTGAATTACACTAGTCGGAGAAGTGTTAGTAAAATTCAACGGATCGAGCGGCACATATTTGTATAGTCCAATACTAATTGTATTAATTTGTGTTGGATCCTGCCCATCGAATCTAAAACCAGTTATTGGTGGGTAACATTTTGTTGTATAATTCTCACTATCCTTGAATGTACAACAAAATGCAATATCTGTATCTGTCCATTTTGTTGGATAAATGTTAAAAGAGTGTAAATATTCGCCTGTGAGAGGACCGATAGTATCTTGCACACCTTCAGCTGTAATTCCGTTGCTCGTGATAGCAACGCTTGCTGCAGGATTAAAGACAGATTTTAAAAACTGCACCTTCCAGGGCACGTTGATGTAGCCATAGGTTGGAAAATTTATACTTGGATAGTAGTTATTATTAATATTCCCATAGTCATAAAATCTGGTAGTTCTTGGCTGAGCAAATAAGAAAATTAAATCATTTCTAGAAGAATCGCTAGGCGTTTGATCAACATAACTAACAATATGACCGTCAAGTGTGGACCCAGAAGTACCAGCGAAAGCTGAACCATCGACAGGTGTGCTATAGAAAGATAGATCGATATCCCATGAAAATGGACGCTTTGTTGGAACCGCGTAGACACTGACCGAAGAGGTCGACGTAGAGTCAATTAATTTTGTATCAATGATTCCATCAGCATTGACAGTGGTTTCAACAAAACCAAAATATGTTCTAAGATGTGCGTACTTGTCTGTGTAGTAGGATGATACTGATAAAAAGCTACTATTACTACCAGATGCGTAAAAATTAATAGTGTAATTATCTTCCGCTAAAAATTGATCATTCTGCCAACTATTAAAACGAAATACTTCGAGGGATTTACTTCTTTTTCCTGCTGGTAACAAATATATACCATCATTTTCTGTAGGTAAAAGGTTACTAAAGACAATCGTATCGGGCACTGCATTGAAAGCTGTTAAGCTCGCCGGAGCCGCTAGTATATAAGCTTCACCCTGACTATCAAAAAATGTTGCTGTTATATTATAGATGCCAGGGTATTTGTATGTATGCTTGGCACTTGCTCCAGTGACATATGTCCCATCGCCCAGATCCCATATTATTTGATACTGACTATAGTTTAGTTGCTCTATACCATCCATCCAATCTGGCGTGATAAGAAAAGGTGTATTCTCAAGCGTATAGCTCGTATATGTAGGTGCAGCATCAGGTACATCAAATACAGTGACTTTAATCTGGACTGCCGTTAACGTCGGCATAGATTAGTACTCCCGTAGGCTAGCTTCCTGTGAATCAGGTGTAACTATCTCAATATTGTTAAAGATCGCATCTGGATTATAGATATAAGGAATCTTGAAATATGGTAGAGTAATACTCTGATTGATTACATTTATATCCTCCCCAGGCTCACTATAGACAGGGTTAAAAACTAATAAACTAAGACCACTTCTTGTAATTTGCTGCCCATTTACCGCCCGGGTACAGCTTACCGATGTGACACCAGGTATATTGAAGATCTTAGATGTTAGATAATCGAGATTAATAAACTGCCCGAGCTTAGCATTCTCTACACTGAAGTAATCCCTGAGAATATTAACCGCTTGGTTTTTCACCTCGTTTTCAGAATAGCGACTGTTGGGGGATCTCCCAATAACTAGCTTAGTTTCTGATATAATATCTGATGTTAGAAGCTTATTGCTTATTTCTTCATTGCTAGCAACACCCAGACCGACTGCAACATACACTGGATCCATAATAACAATCTCCGATGTGGTCATCTTTACGTCCAGTAATTCATTAACAATTTTATCCTTCAACCCTGTCCCAAGAAAATTATTTCTTAATTTGGTACTATTCATATTGCTATTTTGTAATTTTGGCACAGCGTAGACATATATGTTGTTGAAGTCACAACTATCAGCAAATGTCACTTGGTTGAATAATACCCGACTATCGTTATTAGGCACCTCAAGGCCAATATTATAAAGGTATCTAACGTGTTCGGCTAGATATTCCCAGTTGTTCACTACCTTGACATCATTGAGTACATTGCTGAAATTATTTTTAATAAAAGTTTCGAAGTCGCTCGTGGTAATGAGTCTGTACTGCGTTTTGAATGTGTTGGCAGCATTACTTCTGATACTCAATGCATCTTCTACATTTGTAAATGCTGTACTTGCTGCAGGATTTATGAAGGTTAAATTTGCAGCTTGGTCTGAATTTACATAAGTTAGATTTGACTTAATGTCATTAAAAATTGTGTTGAATTGTGGCTCATTAAACAAGAATAACTTATTATTGTCAAGAACATTAGGGCCAATTTCCCCTGCTGTTCCATCGCTCTTGAGATAAAAAACAGACACAACACTAGTTGGTTTCAGCTGCTTGCCATTAACATTATTTCCAAACTTAATAGTATATCTCTGGTTTTCATTGAATCTGCATTCAAAACTTTTACTATTTGGATCTTCTAGATATAGACTATTAACCCTATTCCACTGTTCATATTGACCTGCATCGTTCGTTACATACACATAGATATTTGTATGATCTATCAATTCGTTTGATCCTTGCTCAGAAACTGCTGCTAGTGAAAATTCCTCAAACGGCGAGCCATTGGCAACATACAGAGGATAGGGTATAAAAATTCCTTGATACAACAGAGTCGAGTTATTAAATTGGGTAAGTACTTCCCTTGCGTCTGTTGTTTTAATGAACGTTGCATCTTGTACAAAAGAATACGGTATACCATTCACAGTAAAATAAGAATATCTTGGAATTGTATATACCCCTGCAGGTAGAGTTGCTGGCGCTGTAGCCTCAAAGGCAACTACACTTGATTGAAATCCAATTGGGTTATAATTAAGTGCTTTAACAATACGGTTCATGTTCTCGTACAGCTGGGCTTGACTAAACACACTCTCACTTGCTGTCTTGTTGAGATAAAAAAGCAAAACATTATAGCTATACGCAATTACGTCGAGTAAGCTATTAAAATTACTGCCCTCATAAATTTGATCTGTAAATACATTGCCTTGGTTGAGGCGCTGTATCATTAGAGTTTTTAAGTTTGTTGCATCAAACGCAGCATAGGCGTTGAAGGGTAGATTAAATGGGTTTGATGTAATGTCGCTCATAATTAATTAAAATAATATCCTGAATCGCTTAATACTCCTTTTAGTCCTACTCCTTGGATATTTAACGTAGGAACATCAATTATCATGAAGATATTATATTGATTATTATCATAATCAGTTTCAACGTTTATATTTCGTAAAAGTACTCGAGGTTCAAATTTCTTAATACCTGTAAAAATCGATTCACCAATGATTCTAGCTTGAGTCACAGATATCGGGACAAATAGATATTGTGCAAGGTTCAATCCAAAAATAGGGTTAAGTATCTTCTGACCTGGCATAGTTGTAAAAAGATTGAACAAGCTATTTTGAATAGCTCCAATATCCTCAGATCGCTGTAAATCCTTGATCTCGCGTCTTTTCCCTAGTTGCTTGTTTTGAGTGTAATTAACTTTTAGATCCAAAAGTAGATCCGTATATATCGCCCCTGAAACAGGTAAGCTAAAAGCATTAACAACGATCGCTGCCATAAAATTATTTATACATGGATATTTGTTCTAAAAGTGGTTATGAAACTATAAATATGTAATATGAACAAGTTCGTCAAATTATATGAGTCCTCTATTCAACGGTTTACACGTGGTGGCTTTCTAACAGGGGATCTTGTTAAGTTTATCGAGGGCGCATTCAAAGACGAATTCTTCAGTAAACAAGGTCGAAACTATGTTGAAAGAGCCAAATATTTTAATGATAGCGGTTTAAACATGCGTGTAAGTGCCATCAAAGCTGTTCGCCCCACTATTCATTCAGGCGACGTGCAGAACGAAGCTGAATCTTTCTTAGTTGACGTGACTCTAGAGATTGCACCAGGCATATATAAGGAATTCTTAACAATACCTGCACATCTCTTAACTTACATTGATACCTATCCAAATCTTGCCCCAGTACCAGATAGTTTAAAAAGAAAAGGCGACATAAACATTGAACCAAAGCCTGTTGATATTAAGGATGAGGACGAGATCATGACTGCCCCGCACCGACAAACAGGCACAAGTGATTTAGGTGATAAGAAAGATTCTGATGGTGACCGTAAGCTTAATAATGTCAATGTTAAAATTCCTAGCTCTCCTGCAGAAGGTGTCAAGGATCCTGCTGTTTCCAAGGGCACAGCCCGTTATCTACCTAAGCGCTGATCTCAGACAGCGCCAATAGTAAGCAATAAAAATTAATCTCCTGATCCAAAACAAGAGCAGATCTATACATGTATTCACCAATAGTAACAAGCCAAAGTCTTTTTTGATTCTCTGTTAATGCGTAATTGCCATTGCAAATATTATCAAAGACAAACTTCATGAGCACAGGATAATCACCATTAAACGAAGTTTCATTCTCGATAATAAATTTGCGAGCTTGCAATATTTTCTTGGTTAAAACGAGTTGAATGATCTTTTCAGAAAATTGATCTTGAATATTTAAATCCGGAATCAGCAAAGATCCTGTTGAGCTAAACTTCTGCATTTCATTAATACACTTGCGTATATCAGGAAAATATTTTCTAATTAAATTAATTAATTTGGTCTTATTCTCTTCTTCAATATTAATTTTCTCGATTTTTAATATATTATAACACCTCTTAACAACATCAGCAATCTTGGGATCCAAGTCAATCGACTGGCATCTGCTCTGCAGAGGCACAATAACACGATGTTTGTAGTTACAGGTTAAAATAAACCTACAATGACCTGCATATTCCTCCAGAACGTTTCTAAGAGATCTCTGAGCATCTATTGATGCCATTCCATCAACCTCATCCAACAACACAATCTTCTTCTTTCCATTGAAACTCTTTGTTCTGCTGAACCCAGTAATATCATTGCGAACTGCGTCAATACCTACTTCAGAACAGTTTTGATATATATTTTCTGCGTCTAGCAAATTAATCAATACTTTAGAAGTAGTTGTTTTACCTATACCTGCATGCCCACAGAATAATAAATTAGGGATCTCATCATTCTTTACAAATGATTCAAGTATTTCTCTGGTTCCACCCGAGAGTACAATATCATTCAGGGTTTGTGGTCGGTATTTTTCTGTCCAGATCTTGTCTACGTCCATCTTATTTACCGCTACTACCAAACCCACTCTCGCCACGATCTGTTGCTTGCACCGTGCCCCAATCAACCTGCATATGAATATTATAGTGTACAACTAGTTGTGCAATTCTATCTCCTTTATTAACTTGATAAGGCTGTTCATTATGATTATAGAGCAGTACACCTAAATCTCCTCGATAATTTTGATCGATAACACCTGGGTGAGCAAGCACCCCGCTCTTGAAGCTTAATCCAGATCTAGATTCAACACTCAGCCAGTATCCTGGTTCTAGATAAGCAAGCTTCAAGCCTACTGGGACGACCAATCTGCTCTTAGGTGGAATCGATATACTCTCTACAGCAAATAAATCCCAACCTGAATCTGTGTCAAAGTTCTTCTTGGGTAGCTGTGCATCTGGGTGAAATTTCTCAAATCTTATTGAAGGTACATAGTTAGGTAAGCTCATAATAAGATTATACCTTATGGTACTTTGATTTCAAGTGATAAATATAGTATGGCTGATGACAAAGAATTTAGCGTAAACGATCTGATTGAACAACTTAAGATAAGTTCTAATACAAGCAAAGAAGTTGCTGAAAAGGCAGATTTCAATTTGCCAAGAGAGAATCTAGAAAACTTCGTACTCAACAGTACCGGTAAACTTGTTACACAAGGATTGGATATTGTTGAGGGTGTAAAAGAATACGTCATGAGTAACCCTGAGAGCCGGGAAGTCGAAGCCCTATCAGAAGCACTCAAAGCTGTCTCAAGCGCTCTATCTATAATTAAAGATATTCATATTACACAAATGAAACGAGACAGTGCCAAGGATTTAAAAGTGATGGATATTGAATCGCGTAAAATGCTCAAAGAAGATAGCAAGAAAGATGAGAAATTGCTCTTAACCAGAGATGAAGTGTTCAAAAAGATATTAGAAGATGCTAGGGTAATTGAAGCTGAGGCTGAAGCAGTAACGGTTACCCTACACCCAGCACTTTCTTCGTCGTGAGTGTACTTTGGATGCCTTGCAATTGATTAAAGAGAATATCTTGATTGATCGGGTTACCCTCAACACTTACTGTAATATTATAATTCGGTACATATTGTAAGTTGTTTGTTGCAGCACGTGGATTATATTTACAATAAAAATCTATTACACTGTAGAGCTCCTTATATTCACTTTGAATCCGCTGGTTCAATGTACTCACGATTCCTTGCATTCTCTTAAAATGCTCGGTATCTGGAACAAGGTTGTCGCCATGGGCCTTTGTGCTCGACGATACCTTGGATTGGATATTTTGAAGATTTTTTCTAAAAACTAAATTAGTCTTTTTACTCATTTCTCCGTGTAGTAAGAGTGTTGCAGGATGTATTTTGTTCGTCAAAGAAGAGCCATACCGCAATGGCGTCATCATTTGACTTCCCTGAATATCGCTAATCAATTGCGTGGAATCATCAAAATAATTCTCTGCACGTGCAATGCTCCCAATGCTATCACTAAACGGCTTAAAGAAAGTTCCGTCACCTATTTTCGTACGTACTTCATTTCTGACTTGATCTAAGCTCGTATTAAATGCATTGATCCAGTAGCTAGCAAACTGCGGTTGCATGCTCTTCATTTGGTTGTCTAGATTTGCAAAAAAATCTGCTTGCGCTGTTATTGGATCATTCTGTACTTTTGACTTGTTAAAATTAATAGCTGTTTCTAATTCCGATGAGTAATCTTGTATGGTGCTTAAAAAATTCGAAGCTTTTTGATAGAAATCTTTCTTATAAAAAAGATTAATCTGTGTTAGCTGTGGGTCTGTTGTCGTTTTATTGTTCATATTACATTACTAGAGCTGCTCGTAGGCTCTGCAGAGTAGCTCTTTGTGCATATCATATAGTTATAATATTGATTATTCTTAAATACATGGTCAACTCTAACTACGAGATAGGTACCATAAAGTTTGTTGTCATATGTAGAGTTATTTGCAAAATCCTTACGCTCAAGGGTAATGAATTTGCCTGGCTGTCTTACCGTATTTCCTCTGGTTCTAAACGCTATTGTGTTGTTGTTAAAAACCGTATTAAGTAATATCTTATTTCGGCCAGAGTTCAATCTAATATTTTGATCAGGATTAGGATTAAACACATGATTAATATTCTTATTTTGAGTTTTTATTTGATTCAGAGGAAAGTTTCGGCCTGGCGAATTTCCAGCGACACCTTTTTGTGTCTGTACAAAGCTTCTATTATATAACTTCATAGAGTCATTAATATTATTATCTGTTATATCCATAGAAAATGTTTTAGTACTAGGGTCATAACTATGAACCATGTGGGTAGTAACACCAAAGGTGCTAGCATCAGACATCATGCCTGCATTTTCAAAATTTTCTGCATAGGAATAATCAGGAAAGTTATTAGCAAATAGTGAAGCTTGAGGATTTCTCTCAGGACCAGTTAATGGGGGGCTATCACCGCTATTAGGTTTTGCAATAACAAAATTTTCTGTAAGATTGCTCCCACCAAGATTTCCCATGCTTTCATTGCCTTTATAATAAGCCGTCTTGAAGAGCTTGGTCAATGGTATCAAGCGCCATGTGTTGTTTCCATCTTTTCTTAGTAAAGCTGGGGAATAATCGTTCTCCTTACTGCTTACATGGTAATCTAGCAAGTAGTAGAGGTCGTCAATTGCCTTGTTATTTGTAGGGCTACTATAAAAAACTTTACTACTACCAATATCCCAATCAGCAGCAAAAGTTTGCTGTGTGTTTGTATCATCAGACAGTACGTTAGAGAGCAAAGCGCGTATTGCTTCGCCTGTTTCAACACTTCTCTCACCATTGCTTGTCCCTATGGGGGAATTACCACCACTTCTTACTCTTCCTGTTGAAAAATAAGCATTTTTTTCATTTAAAACTTGAAAGCTTTGCTCGTGTATGTATAGTTTTTTTAGCTTTATATCTTTATCCTCAGCAATAATATCTTCGGTGTTGTAGATGGAGAAGATATAATTCAATGCAAAATTAGTGTTTGTTTCTTGGCTTGTAGTATTAATAGGGTCATCATCATCCACAGATATGGCTGGTTTGATATTAACTATTAGTAAGTCTCTACCGTCGCCACGAAAAACATACGGGGAAAAAGCATTCTCCGGCATACCACGAACATCTGTCGACACACTCTGAGCACTTTCTAAAGCATCCAGATCATTCCGAAATATAAGATAACCATCTACATAAAAATTAGTAATACTATCAGTAATACCAAAATCTACAACACTACCAAACTTGATTCCTACATTATTTCCATCGCTATTAACCAATTGTACGTTGAATGTATAATAGGTATCGCCAATCTTGACTTGCTCTGACCCTGCTTGAAAAGATAAATTATCAATTACCGCGTTACTCATGCTTACCTCTTGAGTTGGGTGCTAATATCATTTACTACTGTTCTTACTAGCTCAGGCTTTATTATGTTAAGCTTTGTACCAGGTGAAGGGTACAGAACAGGGTTAAAGACTTTATTAGTTAGAGCTATTAACCACCATAGTTCAATGGTTCTATACTCATTATAGCTAATAGCAGTCCATGGCAATCGACGATTGAGAGTTATTGTATAATATGTTGTTGGGCTGAGTGTTTCAGGAAGGTAGACACTATTGAGTAAATTATAATACAAAAAATTTCCTTGATCTGTGTTTTCAGTACTGTACACTCTAAAGATATTCTCATAGCTAACTTCAGGATTTTCTCCGAGAACTTTAAGATCTCGCCTAAATGATCCAAGTGCGCTTAAGCCAATCATACTACAATCCTAGCCTCGTTGCTATATCACTAGCAGCTCGTCCGAATGCTTGTGCTCCCGAAGGATCTGTTGTTGTTTGACTTGTGAGGTTCACCTGATTGTAAGATCTCTGCATTTCTCGCTGTAAAAGATTTAGTGCAGGGTTACTATCCGTAACTGTTACAATATTCTGTCTATCCTGTAATACAGAGTACAAGAAGTTTTGAGTTTCCGATACAAGTGTTGTCAGGGTAATATCTACCAAATACGCATCAGGTATAATGGTGTTAACTGTTGACTGACCACCACCAACAGGTGCTGTAATATTCATTCTACGTCTTGCTCCAACAAAATTTATGCTCATTTCACTAATATAACAGAAGGGATAGAAGCGAACACCAGGAATAGTTACCTCGTATATCACCGCAGGATCAATTAGATCGCGACTTCTTCTGTTGGGCCGGTTCTGGTACGCCAGTAAATAGAGGAGCTGCCAATGCTTAGAGACATCCTCAAATGTGGACCAACCTGTATTGATTAATGGGAACCTAAATCTAATACGTTCCCCCTCTTCTTTAAAATTAAAGAATTTTGGCTTCTCTATATAAACACCGGGGGCATCAAAATTTGTGTAACCTGAGATATAATTTGCTGCCCCCCTCATATTCTGCGCTAAAGCATACATATTTGTTGGGTCTATATTTGTAAAAACTTCGTCCTGCGAGCCAAAAGAGTTTGATATTGAGTTCTGCTCATCACTAAAGTAAGGAAAATTATAAAGAAACTTGGTGTCTTCGGTTATATAGAGACCTTCATATGGTCCGAGAATATCACTTCCTAAGCTGTCAATATTAAATCTTTGTGGAATATATTTGTTAAGCTGGGGTATGGCTTGGTACAACGCATTCAAGCCTGCTGAAGGCACACTGCTATCAAGACCGTATCCAAGTGCAGCACCTGCAGCAATTGAACCTGTTTGCCCAACAGTGCCAACAGCTCCACCAATTACATTAAAAGCAGCAGCTATATCTGGTCTACTACCGGCCAAGCCAGATAAAAATGACCCAAGTCCTGCGGCACCACCTTGAAATATTTGCCCAAATTTATTTCCAACCAAGCCACCAACAGCTCCTGTTATTAAGGGCTTTAAATTGTTTGGTAAATTATTGAAACCTGCTATTGAACCAGCAATCACGTTACCTAAGGCAAGGCCATAGTAGGCAACCTGGGCCATCATAGCATTTGTTTTTAATCTTTTCTCTTTCAAGAACAAAGCTGGTACTTCTTGTCTGCCAGATTTAGGAGAAGTTGTCCATTGGAAGTCGTTGATAACATCAATCAAGCTATAACCCGGACTATCTTGACTGAGGAAATTAGATCCAGGTCCGCTCACAGCACCGGTGGGTACTAATCTGGGTGCACCCTGCAACCGCGGAAACGGTTGTTCGAAGTTTGTAAATGCATACAGACTCATGTGATACTATTGTTCCCAGGGAATACTGTATTTCTACTGTACCCCTTTGTTGTTAGGTTAAGAGAATCACGAAAATTTCCTATCATATTACTTGTATCAATGCTGTGTGTTTGACTATTGGAAACAACTTTCATTGGCTGATCACTATTGTGCTGCTGTAGCGCTGGTAACATTTTCAAGATCTCCATTGCAGTGCTGTTAAGGTTACTCAAAGATGTAGCTAATTTTTCTTGATTTTGCTTCATTTGTTGCGACATATTATCAAGACTTTTTCCAATAGTTACTAAGCTCTCATCAGTTAGATTCAAGGAAGTCCCTTGCTCTGTTGCCTGTGTAGAAGCTACTATATTTGGAAACTCCTGTGTGGATGCAGATTCTTTATTTGCAACAAATGGCTCAACCGGGGTCTCCACTGCTTCAGGCATGCTCACCTCAGACACTGCATTTTGAGGTGTTTCAAGAAAATCTTCTATCGTATTAGATGCAGGTGGCATTGCGGTCACTTGCGGTACCTCAAGTATATCAGCCAGTGCAGGTTCAGGTGAATTAATTGTCTCAGCGATACTTGCAACAGGTTCTCTAGCTGCTTCAACCTCTAATGGCTTTTCTATTACTGTAGGGAGTTCTGTTTTTGCAATCTCTGGTTTTAAGATTTTGGTATTTTCTTGCAATTCAGGTGCAGGTGGCGTTGCAGCAACCGGTAGTTCCTCTTGCAATTCAGGTGCAGGTGGCGTTGCAGCAACCGGTAGTTCCTGTGCAGGAGAAGCTTCTATCACCGGTGTCTGTGAAACCTTAGGCATATCTAGTTTTGCTTCTTCAAATGTTTTGCTTGCTACTGGTGCAGCGGTTGTCAACGTTTCTACGGGCTCTGTAGCTTTGGGCGGTTCTGTTTGATCTAATTCTGTGGGTTGCTTTGGTTCCGCTGTTACTTCGATCTTGATAGGCTCAACAGGAATAGCTTTGAATAATTCTTTCTGATCTGCAGGCTGTTGCGGTTTAGTAGGCTCAGAGGGTTTGACTTCAGTTGGTACTGCTGGAGGTGGTGTCTGTTTGTTTTGCTCACTGACAGCGTTTAAAATAGTTTTTGTATTTAAATCTTCTTGCAGCTCTAGTGTATCTGCTTGTAGATTGGCTTTACTTAGTTGGTCAGAAACCTCACCTATGACACTATTCATCAATTCATCAGTATCCGTACTCCTAGCAGTTTCAGCAATCTCTTGCTTTGCTGCAGGTTCTTTCTGAGTTTGTGCATTTTCCTTAGATCCTTTTGATTTGGCCAAACTAGCTTCGTCTTTAGTATTTTTTTCTTTTCTAGCTGAAGCTTCCATGAACCTATCCAACCTGGTGTACATCTCCCTGGCAGTCTGATCTGCTTTCTTAATTTTGTCAGTAATACTTAAAAGAGTAATATCGCCTTTATTGTCTAACTGTACATCAGCCATATACTATATTTATACAGTAATTCTATTAATGCCGATCTGTATTTCTTTTGGATTTCTTGTCAGCTTCTGCTTCGTTATGAAGATTGAGAAGTATTTCTCCTTCTAGAGGGGTAAGATCTTTTATGCTCTTAAAATCAATATTTAACTTTTTCATTAAATCGTACTGCTTCACGTATACTCCTCTACAAAACGGGAGATAAATTGATCTAAGAAAGAGAAACAATGTATTATCGTACAGCCTCACAGGTATATCCTTGATCGCTATATCTTTGTTTCTATTTTCTATTAACTTATAATTGGACTGTTGATCTAGTTTTGACAGATGGTCTTTAATTAAAATTGCAATACCATGATTGTCACTCACTACTTGAAGCAGTGAAGCTTTATCATTAATCACTATGTTTGTACCTTTTACATGTATAGATTCAATTGAATCTGCAAGTGTATTTCCAGAGAAAAGGTTTTTTGATGCCTGGATATTAAAATTTAGATCTTCAATCGTCGCAGCAGACCTATAAGGGAGAGTGGCCTCAGAAAGCTTTGTAAGCAAATCAAACAATTGCAATTCAATGTTGCATGGTGCACCGTCCTTGGTTGCGGATTGAATGTAAACAACAGGAGAAATATTTGTGGCTCTTAAAAAACAAAATATAAACCATTTATCAAACCTAGTAAGATTATTAACTACATCTTTGTCCTGTATGTTGTCCTGTAATATCAAATCAAAACAATCGCTTGTGCCTGCATGATCTTCATTAAGAATATACTTTGACAATACTTGTAATTGTGAATTTTTTAATTCAGAAATTCGCGCATATCCACTGAGCGTTGGAACCCAACAATTAAGATAGAAATCCATGCAATAATTTAGAAAAAAAATTAAAAGAAACCAGCCACATTGGGGGGTGGATTACTATTTGTAGCGTTTGTTGTCTGCAATGGCGATACTACAGGTGTGTATTTGCCATTGGTCACATTGCCAACTGTTTGTATGATATCTGCCAACGGGAAATACATGCTATTTTGAATAGTGTAATTGGTGTATGTAAAGTTGACAGAATATGCTGTTGCCTGTGAGGGCTCATCCTGATAGTCAAGATTAATATTGTTAATAAGAGTAGGTGTAACATTATAGAAGGTAAAAACTTTGCGTGGTATCTGACTTATATTTTGATAGCTACGTGTGTAGCACAATAAAGTCATGTTACTTTTTACATTGAAATAATCTTTACTACCAGGAAGATCGCCAGGCCGAGCGACCAGCCCATAATGACTAGCCAGCATTACCCATGGGCGAAAAACAAAATCAACAATGCTTGTGTTGGTTTCAAGAAAACTTAATTGCAATGGCACCTGTGCATATCCGCGGCGATTTCCCGAAACTATACCTGGCACAAACCCTCTATTATTATCAATTGGCACATCAGCAGTATCGTAAGTTTCACCGGGGATTTGAGCACCTTGAGCAAATACACATCCAATGACTTTTTGAAAAGGGTAACTCGTTAGTAATGTTTTAGCCTGATCAATATCAAAACCTTTCTTACCACCATCTGTTCTTTCAAGCCCTTGAATAATATCACTTCTTAAGGCATAGGGAAAGCTATCGATTACAGCAATCCACTGTGTTTGCAATGGTATTGATGTCAGCCAGCTTTGAAGTTGAAGTAAAAAATAATCACGTGTACTGATCAGCGGTACACCAGGTATATTGAATCCAAATAAATTGGTTATCTGCGGTTGACTGAGGGGATTTGTACCTCTGCCAACACCTATAACATTATCGGTAAGCCCTTGAAAGGCATTAGTAATTGGATTATTGAGACCGGCCATTTGATATATTTATGGCTGGTTAGGAGAATCGATTATCTTAATCGTTGACTTCTTTGCGTGTAAAATAGTGATAAGCTAAACCAACAGGGAAGCTGATAATTGTTCCAGTGCCTTCACTGATTGGATACTCAATCGCGCCAACATTACGAATACTGACACCCACGAGTTGATATTGAGCAACTCTGTTCATTTGTGTGTCGAGCTGAACTAAATCAATGGTGCTAGCTTGTGTTGGTGTAAAATAATTACCAGTACTATTGGCATCATTAAATGTATCGCGTGTCCAATCTTCAAACTTTTGTCTAAGGTTATTCTTAGAATCGTTGTAGAATGTTAATGTATAATTTTCACTGTTTGGATAATTGACTGTGCCAGGTAGATTGAAATTTAATCCCATGTAACGAGCTTGAACATTGTTGATGGCACGAGCAGGCAATGTCGCTGCTTTTGCATATACAAGATCATTCTCATCAAATGTCACAGTTGTACCTGCGGGTGTGATGCTCAGAACACGAAATTGAAAATCGCGTTGAAAATCTCTCGCGGAAGCTACTCTATAAAAGTCGGAAATTAATTGTTTTACGTCAGCCATGGTGTATTATTTATTCTCCGGTTTAATTATGAGACTAACTCCTGGAAGTTTTGACTTGTACGAGTTGCATAGAAGCTTACCAAGATAAACTCTGCAGCACGCACAGGCTTGAGGTAGATGTCTACCTTCATTTCATTGTTATCGATTACGTCAGGTGTATTGTTACGCTCATCGCAAATAATAAGGTAATCATAAACTCCTTCAGTATTCTTTGCGTTCTCAAAGATAGGTGTCAATACATTTACAACTTGTGTTCTAGTGAATAATGTGTTAGGTTCAAATATAAAGAACTTAACAGTATCACGTGTTGCTACTTCAAGATTCAAGAACAATCTACGTACATTAATACGATCAAAAGCGCTTGGTTTCTTTAGTAGTGTCTTTTGTCCAAAGATAACAAAGCCTTCAACAGGGAAGAATGGAACTGGATTTAATCCAATCTTATAAAGTTGGTCACGTTGCTTCATCTTAGGATAGATGCCAACATCATTTACTCCAACTAGAGTGCCCCTTGTAAATCCAGCTGGTGCAAACCAAGGCTGGAAGTTAGCATCAGTATTACCCATGGCAGCTGCTGCAAATCCAGAGAATGGTACCCAAACTTGGCGGTTGCTTACTGTATCTAACACTTGAGCAACTGTAGCATATGTACAAGCGTAACTGGTATTCAATAGGCTATATTGATGTCTTAACGGCCAGTAGATGTGCTGACTAAAGTTTGTATTGACAAAGCCAGGAGCAAAAGGATTCGGACTAGCACCAGCGTTAGGGCTCCATAGTTTCTTTGATGTAATGACTTTATTGTTGTCACCTTGCACAAAGATATGTCTCAACGCATCAAGAATTACCATGAAGTCTTTGCGTTGGTTTTGAGCTTGATTAACAAATATGCTAGCAACAGCGTTGTAATTGGCGCGAATGCGCAATCCATCGCCATCGAGTAGTTCATTATTTGTGGTAAAGAAGCCGCTCAATGTATTAATTGGCGTTGTATCAATGTAAGGACCACAAGCAGATAGAGGTGTACCAGTCCTGGTGGCTTCTTCTGTTACACTAACGTAGATCGATCCTAAACCAGCCTCAAGGGCAAGATTGATTGGATATAGATCAGGGTTCTCAACAAGTTCAAATGCACGCTCTAATTTTGAAGGCAAGTTACCGATATTTTTGTTTGTAACAATTGTATCAGTATAGATGCCAAGCGGGGTCAGAGTGCTTGTGGTACCCAGTTTAGCGACTGCTTGTCCTACTATACCAGAAGCTGCACCTACACGGGTCACATAAGAGGTGCGGTTATCCACATATCCGGGAGTATTGAATGGTGTTGCAAGACTGTTGGACGCCATTCTGACTTTCTTTTCAGGCAAGCCGTCATTGCCTAACCATGTATCAAGATAGCGGTTTGTGACATATGGATTGCCTAGGATACGAATATTTGGCGATACAGCAGCATTTGTGCCGAGGTAGAAACTAATAGCAGGTCCACCAGTTTCTGTGGCAATCTGTCTGTGATAATCCAACGATCCTACATGGCGCTCAGAAAGAACATAATCCAATGAAATAACATCTGGTGAAAATACGCTTTGACGCAGTTTGAAAATGCCCAATGTCAATGTATCATTGAATGTAGCATTGCCCAGGTCATAGTTGCTGATATTCTCCATCACTTCACTGACGCTTGAACCATCGCCAAACTTTGTGGCGCTTAATGTGAAGTTCAAGCGAGTCTGTGGCACTTCAATGTAGCTATTAATGGCAGTTGAACTGCTACCAATAGCATTAACACCAAGGATACCATCAAAAGGTGTTGCAGGATTATTGTTGTTGTTGTCAGTTAGACCAACATAATAACCTTCAAAACGATTATTAACAGTTGTTTGTGCGCGGTTCAGAATGACCAACCCAGCCTGGCCTAGTGTATCATAGCTAAACTTTGTACCAGCAGTGCCACCTGTGAGCGCCGGGTTATTGGACCAATCAATATTATTGTTTAAGAGTTCTTGGTATTGCTCGAGATCTAACTCCAAATGTGTGGGGTTGCCAAGAATATATGTGCTAGCAGCAGATAGTGAATAGCTATAATCCGATGTTAATGCTGTTGTATCTGTTGTAAGACCGATAACAGGGTAAGCTAGTGCACTGTATCTCCAAGCTTCAAAACCTTCACCCTTTGCTTCACCGTAGGGCAATCTGGTTAGTTTCAATTGAACTGGAGCTTGAAGAGCGGCTTTAACTGTATAGTAAAAATAACGCTCTGCAGCATTGGTGGGCAGACCATATACTTGCTCAAAATCACTGAGACTTGTTGGCTCTAAAACTTCGTCAACTGGTCCTTGATTAGAAAACCCAGTGATAAAAATACTAGTACCTTGATTAACAACTGGCCGCAGTGTAAGATCGACTTCTCTAATCTCAACTCCTGGACTTTGAATAGTTCTTGCCATTTTATCTAGTACCTCCAACAGGGAAAATTTGACTCATATCGTTTATATTTATATCTGTCGTACCTAACTTTTACTAAAAAAATAATTTTTATGATAATAGTGTCACTTTTAGCTGATGATATGCAAATTGAAAGCTACATTCCATCTCACCACTATCTCGATCACTATAATTTATACCTTCAAGTGTAGTTGGAAATGCTCGAATATAGTCAAACTGTATGGTTTTTTCATTGTATTCATCCAAACCAAATATAGTAATATTTGTCATATATTCATTTGCTTTAGAATCTGCAACTGGATCAGTAGGGCTGAATACCCCTATTGTGGGATTATTAAACACTTCAAGCCATTTGTATACGACCCAATAATTGTTGAATTGATTGTCTACAGTAAAATCTATCTTGAGACTTGGAAAAGAAGGTCTATTGTATGAGGTGACCTTGAGTGTTTGACCAGAAAATGGTACCTGTACAGGGGGTATTTCAATAGGCGGTGCAACAGCTCCAAATATACTGAATTGTAGTGTATCAAAATTAATCGAGGAATTTCTTCTCGTTATGGCCCGTACATCCTCTCTCAACACATTAGGTATTGTCAGGACACATATAAATTTATCCCGCCTCTGCTTGTTGAGGGGACTCTGAAAAACTGGTGTTTGGTTTACTGGGGTTGCCATATGTTATTTATCTTGTGAAAGGATCTTCAGGCATCTTCCAGCCTTGCTCCTTTAAAGTCTCAATTTCATCTTCTGCAGTTTCTCCGTCAAATAATGTAGGGAGCACAGTCTCCATACCAGTATTTTTTTCGTTTGAATATACACTAAAGGGACTCACCACACCGCGAATGCCATAATCGAGAGGTTTAATTACCTGGGGCCGATCGCAATCATCCAATTTTATAACATCATAATATCTGCTACAGATTTCATTTTCAAGAATGATTAATGCCCACACCAAAGACATGACGCGGTCATCCCAACTATCACTCCCTGGTCGGGCCCCCCATGTATTGTTTGGGTATCGAATAAAACTTTTGAATTCCTTGAGTGTGTTAATATCACGAAATTTAAATACTTTGAGTTCGTTGATCCAATAACGCATATTTGTGATGCCTCTATATTTGGTGTTTGTATGTGATAAAATGCCAATGCGCTTAAATTCTGTTTTATCCCCAGCTTTAGCTCCCCAAGAAACAATATTTTCGTAACCATGTGTAAATTTTAATTGCTCCACAACTTGTGCACCACAGCTGTTTCGCTCGATACACACTGGCGGTCTTCCCCATTGATTTAAAATCTCTAGAAGTTTTGTAGTAAATGCAAATGGAGCTGTGTCACGGGTGTGATACACAGCGACTTGCTCAATATTGGTTAGATCGGTGATATCTAAAATTTGCACTACACTTGCAGCTTCATTTACACCTTCACTAATATCCACCCCAGCAGCATATAATCTATTTTCTTTTGGCTCCTCCCACACCAGATATTTTCCATTATCAAAAACAAATTCTGGTTCTCTACAGTCACGCAGCGCAGTATTGTAAAGTGACTCGTTGATGGAGCTTTCCCCACCATGTAAAAACTCATTACCAAATTCTTGAGAAAAAGTTTCCGTGCTGCCTAAAGTCTTGATTGTATCATTTTTCCATTTTTCATCACGCCCAGGAATTTCCCACCAATCAATTCGTTCAGCCTTCCAATTATTGTCCCCCTCTTCTGCGCCTTTGTAGAGACGATAAAATAAATTATCTGTACCGTTGGGTGTGCTTGCAATAAAAATTTTACTTTTCTTGGAACTACTAATGATAGGATAAACAGATTCCCAGAACTTCTCCACAATGTGCGTATCAATAAAGGCCAACTCATCCAACACAAGACAGTTGCAACTATCACCTCTGCCTGCATCACTACTCGTTGTACTAATTCCAATGCTACTTCCATTTGTCAATGTCATACTTGTCTGTCCATACTCCACCACGCCAGGTTTCAAGAAGTTTGGCAACATTTCATAAGCCAGTCTAACTCTTTTAAAAATATTTTTTGCAGTCTGCTCCTTATTTGCCACAATCAATATGCGCTGGTCTTCATTGAAGCATGCGTTCCACAGACAATATATTGTCATTTGTGTCGTTTTTCCACTTTGACGACTGGACAATAATATGATAAATCGATTGTCGCGAAGATTTCTCAGAACACGTTTTTGACATGAGTATAGCTTAATCTTCTCTTTCCCCCTATCTAAGTTAATGATAAAGAAGTAGTTTTCTGCAAAATGTAGAAGATTTTTCTTGCATTTCTTTATCTCGCTGATCATCTCTGGTGTATACTCAAACTTGGTATCCAGGGTGGGCAGTCTCTCATTGCCGAGATAATATTTTTCTTTGTCTGCCATATTTTTATTTATCAATTAGTATAAATACATATATATGACAAGAGTTAATAGTATCAAAGATATAGGTGCAGTTTATGCTTCCATGAAGCAAGCAGCCAATGAAAAGGCAAAAGCTACAGAAGTTGCTGCAGAGAAACCCACAGATGTTGTTGAAGAAAAGTCTGGCGCGAAGCTACCATTCTTCCCTGAGGCAAAAGACAAGAAGATTGATGTGAAGAAGATTACAGCCAAGGGATCTGATGCAAAAGCTTTTGTTCATAAGGATTCTGGCCCCGCAAATGCCAGTGGGTTCAACAAGAACATTATTGACCCTAGAAAAGCCAAGGAAGACAATCATTATACACCACAAAAATTTTCCTCAGCCCTTGAAAAAACAGAAGCAGAGGATATAAATAATGGTATGAGCAAATCAATTTTTGACAAACTATACGAAGATGTAATGAAGGACGACGCCTTGGATCTTGGCATCCAAGCTGGTCCCGAAGGCGAAGCTGGTGATGCAGCCGGTGATAAAGTGGAGGGTGGTGATGAGGTAACTCTGACTCTTCCTCGTGATGTCGCACAAAAGCTGCATGACATGCTCATGAATGTTCTCGGCGGTGAGTTGGAAGATAAGGGCGAAGAGGATCTTGGCGGTGAAGATCTTGGCGGTGAAGCTGAAGGTGCTGGTGAAGAAGATGAAATTCAAAATTCTGAAGTTGCTGG